GCTGAGCCCCCCTCTTAATTAAAAACGAGATAGGGGGGGGGCTATAGCTCCACATGGCCCAGCTCGTCCGCTCGCCATCGTTTTCCTCTGTGCTCCTCCAGGTGACAGTTTTTGCACAGCAGCTCCAAATTCTCCCAATTCAGAGAGATCTGCGGATCCTCGATGTTCTCTGGAGTGAGCCGGATCTTGTGGTGCACCTCTTCCCCCGGTGTGATGATGCCCTTCGCCAGGCATCTTTCACATAATCCCCCGCGCTCCTTCTTATACGCCCTGGCGCACTTGATCCATGGCCAGGAACGATAGAAATCATACGCGAATCGTGTTGACGATTCGCTGCACATCTGCACCCACCTCGGCAATAATGATGTGCTACCCGCCTGCCGGAAGGAGACAAACCGGCAGCACCCCTGTTATAAGAAAAGGGCAGGCATATCAGCCTGTCCTTCCTACTATTCCACGGTAGCAATATATCACAGATGTTGTGCCCCATGTGTATCAATATAAGATTCTCCGCACATAATGGACGGTCTTTATCGGTACGCCCATCGTATCCGCTATCTCTCGACAGCTCTGCTGTTCTCTGAGCCTGGAAAGGATCTCTGTTTTCTGGTCTGTTGTCAGTCGATTGTAGAGCTTGTCACGTTCCTTCTCAGCCGCCCGCAGGCAATGCCAGGAACAATAGACAGTTGTCTTAGTCCGGTATACCCACTCACGAGTTGGGATGAATCGCCGCTTGCAGATTGGACATTTGTGTTCAAAGCCCGTAATGTATGATCCCATTGTTATCCCCTCACAAACAGATTATCAACGTTATTAGAAACGTCAACAGCGCCGCCAGTCCGATGCCAATTAGCAAGATCAATTCATCGTCGTCCATACCACACTTCACCTCCTGCTTTGAGTTGGCTTTCCTGTGTATGATGTCATTTTTCTTCGACAACTGGGGCAATATACGTAGAACCTTATAAAATCAATATCATCAGTAAACTCGTAAAACCATGGCTCGAAAAAGCCACACTCGGAACAATACCATCCGTCTACACCCGTTTTATCCTCTCCGTAAATCCATTTCGCTTCTGCTTCCAGATATTTCAGCAGGGCAATGTCATCGTCAATTCTTGCCACATTAACCTTCTCTCGGTCAGGCATCTTGTTCCCTCCTCTCCGCGTTGGAACAATATTCATCCGATAACCACACGCCGCCATTACGCTTGCATCTGGGCTGGATAAAATCGTCTTTGTCCGTAATTGTTCCAGGAATCCAATGTACGCAATCCTTACACCGGATGAGTTCCCCGTGATTGTCGTTCCATACATAATCAGAACCATATTCGCCGCCCGTCCAGTATGATTCGATAAACTCAATTTTCCGCTTTTCTGGTCTTTCGCTCATTCCAGTTTCACCGCCTGTTCATCGTTGCTAAGTCCGAGAATGTATTCCAACCATTTGCAAAATTCAAATGCTTTGTCAAAGCTACCAAATGATGCAACCTTGACCATCTGGTTCGGTTTTTCCGTACCTATCCACAAGGACGGATTTTTCCCAAAGCCGTCCAGTTGATGAACGGATATGATAACTTGACCACGTTTATATGTCATCAAACTTCACCGCCCCTCCGCACTTGTGGCAGAACTTAACCCATGGAGTGCCAAAACCACAACTTAATAACTTTCCGCAATGCGGACAATACCATTCTGCAAAGTAATCAATTGAACCGTCCGAATTTTCACATTTTCCTTGTTTGCGGACAATTTGCTTTGGTTCCTGCTTTTTCAGCAGTTCTTCTGCCATCTCTTTAGCCCACGGGTCAACATCAACCGCCGTTTTAATATGGTCAATCAACGATTGCACAGGTACTTTCCATTCACTCACCAGACTTCACATCCTTTCCCATCCGTTGAACGTTGTTATCTCAAGTATCGTTTTTATGTTATCTGCAACCGTTGATAAAGTATCGTCTGGTTCCATGTCGTTTTCAACGGCATAATCGCATATCTCGGTTATGATATGTGTAATAAACTCTTCTTCAGTTATCCAAATTCACCGCCTATCGAAATTTCTGCTTTAGTGTCTGTTCCGGGAACACCGGAGCCACCGCAGCGACCTCAATCAGCGGGCACCAGGGCTGCCGGCGGTCACGCTCCGTGAGGAGAGCGCCCTTGCTTGTGGCGTCACACCAGAAGTAGCTGCTCACTCCCTGAGCGTGTGCGAAGTTGCAGTCAGCGCATGCCCTGGGCATCTTCATTTCAATCGCAATCATCAGCCCGCCCCCGATCTTTTTCCACATTCAGCAGCGCAAAGAATGTCTTTCTTGCCCGGAAAAAATCATTCCTCCGAGATGTCGGCATCATGATCGGATCCAGATCTGAGTATCTAGTACCGGCACAAACGTTCCGGATCAGTACGTTGTACCATTTCCCATCCTCGACAGCCATCGCGCACCGGTTAACCAGATCGATTTTCTCCATGATTGCCAGGCGTCTTTCCGCAGCTGCAGCAACCGGATCCCCGACACCGGAGCCGTGCGGCATGCTGTCGATCTGCTGGCCATGCGTTCCAAGTAGGCTCTGGGCCTCGACGAGCCATGTCGGATACTGCCGGCAGAAATAGAGAAGCTCCAGATACCGCTCTTTTTTAATCCCGATAGCCTCCCAGCTGGGGATATAGTGTCTCATCGGCATCCCTCCCTAAATCGTCACATCATCGCCCAGCAGGAGCTGGCTGGCGGCATGGGCATACTCGCAACTGTAGCCCATGACTTCTGTAGGAGGAGCAACCTCCAGCAGTGCTTTTCGGATCGGACATTTCTCGATCTCTTTCCCGTCTTTAATGCACATGATACACTCGTTCTCCATGACGGCTTCGCATAGCTGGGCAAGGTGGATGTCGCTGATCAGCACCATCCGCCCCTGACGGACCGGCCCCTCGATGTCCAGATGATATCTGCCATTCCTGGCCAGCGCGGCGTAATACTCCCAGCGGGAATCCGGCATGGTCTGGATCAGCTGGCTCTGGATTTTGTCAACCAGGGCAAACAGCAGACGCAGATCCCGCCAGGCGTATTTGTTGACCTGTCTCAGCCGATCCCTGACCGCTGGGCTCCGGACGGCAAGGCTATTTTTCAGAATCATCAGATCCTGCATAAATGCGTTTTCCGCCTTGTTTGGCTTTGTTTTCCGGATAGCCGGTTTCTTCGCCGGCGCTGGTTCCTCCTCCGGATCCGGCGGAGCCTCCGGTTTTATGATCCCGTACTTGCGCGCCATCATGGCCGCAAATTCTGTCATCTCCATACTTTCGCCTCCTATCCATCATTTCGCCGATGCTTCTCTTTTTCAGTTCTTCCAGAATCCACTCATGCGGAACCGTCGAGGAATACTCAACAACTGTCGCGCCGGTCTTTCGGCTGTATATCACATGGTGTTTCACAATCTGCTTTTCAGCGATCAGCTGCTTATAAGCGGCCAGCTTTTCCGGCGGGATCCTATCCTTCCAGTAGTCCGTGCATCTTATAAATGGCTTTATTTCTGTCATAGCTCGCTCCAGTCTTCCATCCCGGCTTCGTCATAACAGATTACTATCCCAGGGGAATCGCTATACCGTTTCACAACGGTTTCGGAGCAGATCAGCGCATCATCTTTCCAGAATCCCATATCTGTCATGACATCTTTCAGCAGCTTGTTCAGATTGTCGGTATCGGGCCGGGTGATTTTCCACCGAGAGAAGCCAGGCTGATGTTTTTTCGCACTTTTCGGATAGGGGAAAAGCCAGGCTACAATCAGGAAGACTGCACGGTCCATAATCGGTTCCGCCGGCACATACGGCAGCAGCGCATCCCGGAGGAGGGCCTCCGCCTGAGCTACATTTTTCTTCTTGTAGTGATGAATGTATCCCCCGACAACCCTCTCGCCCTTCTGCTGGGCGGTTGCCGTCGGCGGTATCATTTTCAGCTTAAACCTCATAGGGTCACTCCTTTCAATGTCCTAAGCGCGGACAGGTGGACAGGGAGATTTTCGACCCTGTCCCCTGTTCCGCAGGACATTCTGTAAAGGGACAGGACATATACCTATATAAACTGGAATGTCCCTTTTTGTCCCCTTCTCAGATGTCCTCTTCCCACTCTGCCATGTACCGCTTTATTGTCTTCTCAGAGACTCCGAATTCCTCCGCGTATTGCTTATAAGTCTTCCGTTTTCCGTCGAATTCGATGTCCCGGTTCACGGCGTCGTACAGTCTGATTTTCATGTCGGCCTTTTTCGCGCTCTTCGCCAGATTTCCCAGTTCCCGGCCGTTCTCCATGCTGCGCTCATTCTCCTCGAGGTTGGCGTCGTCCAGGATTCCGCCGGCATCGACCTCATGCAGCGGATAACAGAAAAAAAGGTTTACTGGTTCAATCCGCGGGAACTCCCGCAGTGTCGCCTCCATCCGCCAGGCGGTGCACTTCTCTCCGTACTCTTCCTGGACCTGATTCTCCAGCTCCTTCGGGATCCTCAGCTCGATCATGTCCAGCAGCGCGTCGGCATCCCTGGCGAAAACTCCGGACCCGCTGGCCCGGTCCATGCTGGCCTTCGCGCCCTGAGCGCCTTTACTGTGATGGTGGGCATAGATCACGCTGGCTCCTGTGTTCGCGATCCGGTCGATCGCATTGGTGAACCGGATCACGGCCTCCGCCGCGTTCTCGTCGCCGATCCCCAGCTTGTATGTCGGGTCCAGAATCACGGCGCTGTAGTTCCCGGTCTTCATGGTCCTGGTGATCTGCGGGATCAATTTGTCCAGCAGCTCCACCTTGCCCCTCAGGTGCACGATATCGATGTTCTCCTGATGCGGGCTGGTGATCTCCATCTTCTCGTAAACCCGCTTCATCCGGTCGTCAAAGCTGGCCTCATCAAGCTCCATGTTAAGGTACAGCACCCGGCCCTGTTTGCACCGGAATCCGACCCAGCGCCGGCCCTCCGCGATGCAGATCGCGAGCTCGACCAGGGCGAAGGTCTTCCCGGCCTTGCTGGAGGATACGAGCAGCATCTTGTGCCCCTGCCGGAGGATCCCCTCGATCAGCTCCGGCTTGACAGGCGGCATATTGTCCCAGATCTCTTTCAGGTTCTGCACCTGAAGCGGCTCCCCCATCTCGTCCTCGATATAGTGACTCCACTCGACCCAGTCGCTGAGCCCGATATTCCTGTCCACGATATACTGCAGCTTTTCCCCGCGCTTGAATCCGGGCATCCGGCTCAGCCGGCTGGGGTTCTTGTCCTGGGTGTCGACAATCAGCCCGTGCTTCCGGCATACCGTATAGAGGAAATCCACCCGTTCCTGATATTGCTTGTAGTCCACTGCACCGATGTTGACAATGGCATGCAGGCTCTTTCCGCCGCTATGCACCAGCATCTTGACCGGCAGCCTCAGATCCTGAATAATCTGGTACTGTGTTTCAATGTCCTGTGAATCAGACTCGACCAGCGCGTACCTGTAGCTGGTTATATTCCGGTTTGATCTGTTTTCGCCGTCAATGGGATTAAAGCAAATCCAGACGCCGGCGGCCTCGTTATAGCTGCCGAATGTGTCCGTGATATCGTCCGGGTGCTTTTTTACGCTGTCCAGCAGCTGTTTCGCGGTCCTGGAAAAAGTCCCGCCGTATGGTTTCCACTTGCCGTCATCGTCCTGATAAGCGGTTGTTACATAGCAAATTTTTTCTTCTGGCTCAAACAGGGCGCTGATGTAGTCCGTGACATCTTTTGCCGCATTGTATCCGGTTGGCACCGGCGGCATCGGCTTTGTGTCCTCTCTCTGCCATCCGCTGGTGTCGATCGGTTCCCCGTTATAGGTGACCACATCGTCCCAGCCATAGGTTTTCATCCCCTGGGCAGGCACCCAGCCGAATTCCTCGGCCATATGGTAGACCGTGCCCATGGTGGCCTCCCGTCCGGCATAATTCCCGAATGTCCGCCATTTTTTATCACATTCGCCAGCATGGTATCGGCTTGGATCTGATTCGCTCCACTCATCCCACAGCCCGCAGGGAAGGCCCTCCTTGTGGAGGGCCGCGCCTACGTTCATCCATTCCTGATAGCTGAGGGACCCGCAGGGGATATGCCGGAGCAGTTCCCGGGCCTCCTCAATGTCCATCATTTAGAAAGCCCCCTTGGTAAAAGCCTTTTTCGGAGCTTCCTCCTCTTTATCAAAGAACTTCTTCAGTTTGTTGCTCTTGTGGGTCTTGCCGTCCCGGCCTTCGTATTCGTCCACATAGATTTCACAGCGGCCCGTCTCGCCGTCAACATGCAGCAGCTTGCGGAATTCAAGCTTGTCCCCGTGGCTGCGCACACCGACGGACCGCAGAAACGCCCCGGCCTTCCACTCGTGCTTTTCGACCAGGTAAATGTTCTCGACCACCAGCCCCGTCCCCAGCGATCCGCCGTCGATCCGCAGGAACACCTTCGCCATGTTGCAGGGCGGGATCTTCGCGCTGCCGTCGTAATATCCTTTCTCGACCTTGATCACCTCAAAGGGATACTTGCCAACCGGCAGCACCGTCGTCTCCGCGCCTCCGCGCTCCTGGTCCTCGCTCAGATCCGTTACATCGTCCCAGTCATAAGTCTTCAGATTTTCAGCCATTGTTTTTTTCTCCTTTCTTAAAACGGAAGATCATGAATTTTGGTCTGGCACAGGTCATTGACCTGAGCCCATGCTTCAATCAGCACATCGCTGATAAAGTCCTTTTCATAGTCCCGGATCGGCACGACAAGGTCGTAATATTCCTTCTCGGCCACAACGCCCTGCACAATCAGGGGATCCGGCACCTGCGAGGCCTGCATCATTTCCCAGAGCTTTGCCAGCAGCGCGTCCTTCTCCGGGTCGTCGCTCGTCATGCTCTCCGGGCGCTCAGCCGGCGCTTCAGCCTTCTTTTTCCCGGTCTTCCTGACCGGCTCCGGTACTCTGTCCGCAGTCTCCACAACGGCCTTCGGAGGCACCCGCTCCGCGGGCTTCTCCGGCTCCGTCTTCACCGGCTTGGGCTCGGTCTTCCCGAAGATCTGAGCCACCTGGCCGAAGTCGAAGGGCATCTCATCCGGCAGCCCGAAGCGGTTTTTCGCGTCCCAGCAGGCGCTGTGATTGGCGTACATGATTCGTTTCTGGCCGCCTTTGCCTTTTTTCGTTTTTCCGTCTGAGTCGGTGACGATGTCCGTCCGGTAGTTCACAAACAGGAGCAGATCCGCCCATTCCTTAACCAGCGGCGCGATGTTCTTCTCGTTAAGCTTCAGCATGTACCTGTCGTAGCTGCCCATCTCGTCCGGCAGCTCAAACTTCCGGATCATGCTGTGGCAGATCAGGATCACGTGGACGCCGGCGCTTTTGACTTTGTCCAGCTCCTCGAGCAGGGCCTGCATCTTCTGCTTCGCATAGACATAGCCCTTGCCGTATCCCATATCCTCGATGTTGGTCAGCCCCTTCTCCTTGCACACGGCGCGGAAAATCAGTTTTTCGAGGCTGTCCACGGTGTCGATCACCAGCGTTCCGACTTCGTCCGGGTGAGCAGCTGCATAGCGAATATCGGCAATCACATCGTCCAGGTTAGCCGGCGGATCGAACCGCGCGACGTCCATATGTGTCGTGCTTCCTTCTGTATCGATAAACACAGCCCGATCCGCTTTGGACGCAAAGGTGGTTTTTCCGACGCCCTCCGTCCCGTACACCACACACCCGACGGCTGCCTGCATAGGTCCCTTATTGATCATCTTTTTTCACCTCCTCACTTGATCATGATATTTTCGGTCGGTTCGATGCTGGCGCCGGGGATCTCCGCGCCGTCCTTGATGGCCTGCTTCATGACGTCTTTGTTGATCTCCGGCTCCGTGAACCGCAGGAAGGCGCTGTACTCAGGATGATTCAGCAGATAGCTGACCATTTCGCCCTCGTCATCAATCTTCAGCCGGCTGTTGCGGGTGTAGCAGATCCGGACCTTGCTTGTCTTGAAAAGCTCACCGCCCAGAGCATCCGACAGCCATGCCCTCAGGCGCTCAATTTTGCCCTCTGCGGCTCGTTTCCGCGCGGACAGGGATTTGATCTCACTCCCGATTGCATCGGCCTCAGCGCGCAGATCCTTGACCCACAGGGCCACATTCTCAATCTTTTTCTCCCGCTCCATCTGCAGGCTGTTCAGCTTCTCCGGATCGATAATTTCCCCGGTCTCCTGATCCACGCAGTCCAGGATCGCGGCATCAATCTCGTAAAGTGTCATTTTGACAATCAGCTCCTTTCGGTCGTATAATTAACGTGTTCATTGTTGCCTGTGACCGTGTCGGGCCCCCACCCGCGCGGCCACTTTCATTTTTGGAGCCATTCCCGGATCCTCTGGCGGATCGTCTTCCGCTCCGGCTCCAGCCAAAACCTGACCTGCGGGCTATTTTCCCAGCTTGGCCGCCCGCGCACCGTGCCCGTCACCGGGATGGCCCGGAGGATCTGCCCGTGATACGGCGCCGGATATCCGCAGGCACCGTCTGCCGGAATCATTTTGCTATGCCG